GGGGGTGTCAATATATACTTTAGTATGGGACCCTATACTTTATGGGGTATAAATTTGAGTGGTGTGGTTATACACCCATATCTATAACATAAGAAATTTACTTTGGGTCATATCTACAAAACAAGAAAACTAGTTTAGCCCTACAACTATGAAGTGCAAGTGTGATAAATATGTCACACAACAGAAAAATAAATAAAAAAAGATTCGTGCATTATCAACGACATAGAAAATAGTTTCTGTGGGAGGGTTGCATAAGTCCAAAAAATGTTGCTATATAGTAGTAGACAACCTACTAAAGTATAGCAGATGTAACTACGACAGTAAAGAGACTATATAGTATTATACTATTATGGTTATTACTATTATAGTTTATAGACAACAGCTATACATTAGTAGTTACATGAGTACTAGGTACAAACTATACTTCTGTTTTAAAGTCTTTCTCCCTTAGCCAACCATGACGAACACTGCCAAGTTAGAATTACAGGATGAGGTCATGCCGATGATTGAGGGAGTTATACTTACTGTTGTCATTATATTATTTGTGGTGTCCTAGACATCATGTACGGAACTGAAGGATGCTCAGAGTTCATGGCAGAGAAACTACCATATAGTGCTATTATAGGTAAGCATGTCCGTAAGGGCATCAGTAGTGGTGTGTCAGTTAAAGATATTATGGCATCTATCCAGAAGTATTCTCATGCTCCATCTAGTACATCTACTTTTTATAAGTTGTATGGTGGGGACATAGCGGAGGTGAAGTTCGATACTACATCAGCTATTGGTAATGTTGTCGTTGAGCAAGCGTTAGCTGGGGATTTTAAGGCTGCTGAGTTGTACTTAAGAAGTAAGGGGGGCTGGTCTCCTACTAACACTGTTGAGGAACGGGAAGTTGGTAGTGAAGAAGAGGAAGACCGCTCCGCTGTAGAAGAGATTATGACCCGACTAGGAAAGAATAACCTTGATGACGATGAACATGAGGATAACGGCTGAGGACTTAAGGAAGTTACCCTCAGATCAGGTAGCTGATGTTTTGTCGTCCCTCTCCCCGGAGCAAGCTGAAGAACTTAAGTACGATTGGAAGTTCTGGGCTAGACCTGATCAGTTAGAGCCTGATGGTAAGTGGAATGTCTGGGTAGCTTTAGCTGGTCGTGGTTGGGGTAAGACGAGGGCTGGTGCTGAGTGGGTACGACACAGGATTATGAAGAATGATCGTATCGTACACTGTGTCGCACCAACTAAGGGTGATGTTCGTAGAGTTATGGTTGAAGGTGACTCTGGACTAATGAATGTCTGTCACAAGGGCGATAAGACATACAGGGGCAAGGAACTAGGTTTTCCAGTTTGGTCTCCCACTAACAGTACAATGACTTGGGCTAATGGCTCTAAGGCTGTATTCTTTAGTGCAGAAGACCCTGAGAGACTTCGTGGGCCACAAGCATACTCAATGTGGGCAGATGAACTTTGTGCATGGAGAAATGCTCAAGAGACTTGGGATATGGCACAGTTTGGACTACGATTAGGTAGACACCCCGTATCGTTTATAACTACTACACCTAAGACTACTAAGTTACTGAGAACCATCTTAGACGATGAGAAGACACACGTCACCACAGGAAGCACATACGATAACAGTGCCAACCTAGCTGATACCTTCTTAGATGCTGTACGTAAGACTTACGAGGGAACTAGGTTAGGTAGACAGGAACTATATGCTGAGGTACTTGATGAGGCATCTGGTGCATTATGGAATAGGTCGTTACTAGCTAAGTGTGAGATAGAGAAAGATCAGGTTCCTACACTTAATCGTATTGTTGTCGCTATTGACCCGGCTATTACCTCTAACGCAGAAAGTGACATGACAGGTATTGTTGTAGCTGGTGTAGACGTAAATGGTACAGCTTATGTGTTAGAGGATCATACTGGTCGTTATACACCTCAACAGTGGGCATCTAAGGCTGTAGAACTCTACCATGAGCATCTAGCTGACAGGATTGTAGCTGAGAGAAACCAAGGTGGTGATATGGTACGCCATACACTGCATACAGAAGATGAAACACTGCCAGTAAGGTTAGTACATGCCTCAAGGGGTAAGATGGCTAGGGCAGAACCAGTTTCAGCATTATATGAACAAAACAGAGTTAAGCATGTAAGAGGATTGAACGACTTAGAGGATCAGATGGTACAGTGGGAACCTCTAGGTTCTATTGGGTCTCCTGACAGGTTAGATGCTCTAGTATGGGCTATCACTGATCTAAGTCTTAATGGTTACGCAAAGCCACAACTTAAACTAGCGTACTCTAGTGCCAAAGGGCTAATTTAATATGGCTACAAAGAAACTATCGGAAGGTGCAGCTAAGAGTATTCTTGGTGTAGCTGGTGATAACACTCGTACTGGACAAATACGTGCAGATGAGTTTATCCCCGAACTACGCGGTAAGAACGCTATTCGCAAGTATCGGGAGATGCGGGATAATGACAGTACTATTGGTGCGGTTATGTATGCTGCTGAACAAGTACTTAGAGATGTCAAACTTAAAGTGGAACCCGCCAATGATACTGAGGAAGCTAAACGTGAAGCTGACTTTGTGGAAAGTATCTTTGATGATATGGATCACAGTCTTGACGACCACATTGCAGAATCTTTATCGTCGTTGTCGTATGGTTTTGCGTGGTTTGAAGTTGTTTATAAGCGGAGAGTTGGCCCTACTCAGAGATCGCCTAAGAAAAACAGTAAGTACACTGATGGACGCTTGGGTGTACGTAAGATTGCTTGTCGTGCGCCTTGGACAGTCTCTAGGTTTGATGTAGAAGATAAAAGCGGTGATGTCTTAGGCATTTATCAGGACGTAGGTTATGGATCAGGAAAGCATTATATTCCCACTACTAAGAGCCTTTACTATCGTACTACTGTTCTTAATGGTGATCCTAGTGGCCGCTCTATCCTCCGCAATGCTTATTCCTCGTATGTCTATCTAAATAACTTACAGAGCATAGAGGCTATAGCTGTTGAACGTGAACTAGCTGGTATTCCTATTGCTCGTATCCCTTCTGAGTATTTGTCGTCTGACGCAAGTGCGGCACAGAGTGGCTTCGTAGGCAACCTACAACAAATCCTTCGTGACGTTAAGTTTAATGAACAAGGTTATATTATAACACCTAGTGATACTTACCCTGATAAAGATGGTTCACCTACAAACATTAGACTTGTAGACATTGAACTAATGAGTAGCAATGGCAACCGTAATGTAGATATTGATCCCATTGTTAGGCGTTACCAACATGACATTGCCCGTTCTGTACTTTCTGAGTTTCTTATGCTCGGTGGGGGTAACAATGGATCATATGCACTCTCCAAGTCTAAGACTGATTTGTTTCTACGTGCATTAGAAAGTTACATCCAAGCTATCGTAGATGTGCTGAACAAGCAACTAGTAGAGCGCCTATGGCAGCTTAACGGACTTAACTACGACCTCATGCCCTGTATCAAGGCTGGTGATGTTGCCCCACACGACCTACGTGAGATTGCAGCGTTCCTTCGTAACCTTAACGGTGCAGACATTAACGTCAGTGATCACCCAGAGGTTATACAAGACCTTATGGATATAGCTGAACTGAACTATGACCCTATGACAGTGGTCGCAACTGAAACTGACCTGTCCGATGAGGCAGAAGAAGACAACAAGGAAAATACATAATGGGTACTATTACAACAGGACTTAGTAACGCTTTTAAACTAGAGTTGCTTAAAGGAAACCACGATTTTGATAGTGACACAATGCGAGTTGCACTGATTAAAGAAGACCCTACTTCCAGTTTTGGACCTACTACAGTGTCTTACTCGGAGTTAGGCTCAGATCAAGCATCTGGCAGTGGTTATACTAGCGTCTATGACACTATTAGCACAGGTTCAACTGCTGCCCTGTCAACAACAGCTGCAGATGGTAGTTCAACAACCTATCCCCAAATGGATGGCACAACTGCTATATTGGACTTTAACGATTCAGTGTTCCAAAGTGTAACAACATCTGCTGATGGTTGTATCTTATACAATCCCCAGTTTGCCACTAATAATATCATTGCTATCTTTGACTTTGGTGGGACTGTTAGTGCTACCTCTGGCGACTTTACCGTACAGTTTCCAGCACCGGGCGCATCAACCTCTATCCTTCGCCTAGCCTAATACACTTTTGAGGAACTAAAGTCTTATGGTAAAGCTAGTCAATAGAGCCAAAATGACAGTCGCTAGTGGCGGTGCGGGTACTCTAACTCTAGGCACCGCCCCTACGGGTTATCAAACTTTTACAGCAGCAGGGGTCTCTACTGGTGACTACATAAGATACACCATAGAAGATGGTGAAAGCTGGGAGGTAGGTTTAGGTTTTTATAACTCTGCCGGACCTACTTTAGCTAGGAATACTGTTCATGAAAGTAGTAACAGTGGTAATGCTATTACTTGTAGTGCTGATGCGGTAATCTTTGTCACGATAGCAGCAGAAGACTTTACGGATAACGCCGCACCCTCGTTCACCAACACTATCTCAGATACCTTAGAGTTGGCAGCGGGAGTAACTTCAACAATCAATGCTAAGGCTCTTGATGACGATGGTTTTCCCATAACCTACTCATTCGACGCTTTTTCTGGAAATACGGTTTACAGCGCCAGTAGCCTACCTCCACAATTTACCTCTATCACGGCAAATCAAACAACAGGAGTTTTTTCGTTAGCCGCAACCTCTAGTGTATCTGGCGCTGGATCAGTGAATCTTAGAGTTCGTGCGTCTGATGGCGTCAGAACAGCTACCAAGAAAGTATTATGCAACCTGTCATTTTTTCCAACGTCTGGCCTCAAAGCTCTTTACGATATGAAGAACAGCAGTTCGTACTCTGGCACTGGCACTACTTGGTACGATATCTCTGGTAACTCTGGGCCAAACCTGACGATAAACACCTCTGTTGCCACATACAACGCCAGCGGCATTGGTGGAATACCACAGCTCAGTGTTCTCGCTGGGTCTAACAACTCAGCATTTTATTCGGGCAACCATTTTCCAACTTACGACACGTCTACTTATAAGTCAACGGTGGCCGTTATTTACGCTAATGATGTCTATCCGCAACAACAATTTAAGTTCTTTTCCAACGGCACTGCGGGAAGTGCTTCAGTGACGTCTTACAACAGCACCTCAACGCCTGCGGTCTATCGTGGGACAGGTTTCGGCCAAGTTCCAGCGGCTAGTGCGACGTCAACACTGTACATCGACAAGGTCAACGACCCTAACCTAACGGAAAAAGGGTTTATGGATGCAGTTGGCTTGGCTCCTAATTATCAAAAATATCACTCGGTTGTTTTGACTGACGGATACTACGTAAACGGGTTTACTTGGAACGCTAACGTGAATATGACGGCTATGGGACATATCCGAGCCATAGCGTTCTGGGACCGAGCCTTAACGCAAGCCGAGGTCACGGGCTTACACGCACACTTTGCGGGTGACTATACTAGCTCGGAAATGGTACAGTAATGCTAGGCTCAAGCCCCCTTAGTTCAACTCCATTAGCAAGTTCGCTCGGTTTAGCGTCTGTAGATGCTATTGTAACTATTGGTGGCGTATCAGCAACGGCTTCTGTTGCCCCAGTCTACGCTTATTTCACCCCTCTCGTATTTACCCTTGCGGGTGGTGCGGGGTACACTGGGATAAATATTACTGGAGAGTTAGGGTCTATTACCGTTACGGCCAGTTCTGTTATCTCTTCATCCACTGATTTAAGAAAGCCCGAAGGTTACGCATATAGTGTAATAGATGGCGTAGGGGATATTAGGCCCATCTCTGCCCCAGACAGAAGGTACTTCTTCCAATTAGGTACTGGTAACACTGGTGGTATTTCTAGTAATGGTCCTAGTGCTTACGAGGCAAGTCTTGTTGAGATAGGTACGTTTGAGTTAAACTCTAGTGCTGTGCTGTCCTATATGAACAATTCTGTGACACTGACGGGACTTTCGGCTAGTCCTTCCCTTGTCACTACTAACATAAGTGCTGTTGTCGGACAGTTTAGGCCTGTCTCTGGCGTTGAGGGTGTCTTATCACAAGGGCAACTAGGTAACACTGGTTATCACTACTTACTTAAGCCAGAGGGTGTTTTTGGTACTGTAAGTTTAGGTGTGCCTATAGGTAAGGTTGTTTATCTAGCTAGGCTACAGACCGAAGACCCTTACAATCATGACCAAGAAGTAACTGTTAGCCTTGGGGCTGTGACTGTTGCAGTATCTAATCAGGGGCTTACGACCTCTAATATTATTACCGCATCCCTTAGTAATGTAGCTACCCTTGTAAATGCAAAACCTGTCCTCCCTGGCATCACTGAGTATACGACATTTAGTGACCCATCTTTAAGGTTTCAATTAAACTCTCTTAGTAGTTCTACGACCCTTATAGGGACAGTTGCAACCTCTGAGTTAGCTAACAGTAGTGTACAAACGCAGTTAACGGCCAGCTTTCTCTCCACCGCAAGTACAAACACAGACTGGACGCTTAATAATTCCCACCCCGACCTAGTTGCGGAGGACTCATTAAAGGTCACTGTTTCTTTAGGGCAGTTAGCTAACCAGAGTTCTACAGAGCAAGTTACTGCACTACCAATAACCACAGCTTTAGGCCTAATAACTCTATCCTCTTATAACAAACTCCCTGTAACTGGTCATATTTCCACCGTAGGGCTTGGTAATGCCCAAGCAAACGTACTTGAGCCTCTAACTTCTAGCTTCTTTAATGCTGTATCCCTTGGTGTTATTACAACCCTAGCAACCTCAGAAGCCGTTATAAGTGCAGGGCTAGATACCACACTAGAGTCTAACCTTACAACTGAGGTTACTACATCAGGTACTGCGTTCCCAGTCGGGCGGGTTTTTTCAGGATCAGCTGGTGAAGTCAGTGTCACTGCAAGTTCTACAATTACCCTGACCCCTGTTGACGCAGTGACTGTTTTTTACGGCGAGGTTAGATTTACCTCAATAGACGGACAGCGCCTTGAGTTGTTCTTTAACCCCAACGTAACTGCAACAGGTGTTACCTTCGATTATGAAGCCATTAAACACTTGTATAATCCTGCAAGGTCAAGTTTTCCACTACTAATAAGCCGTGCAGCAAATGTAACAGAAGCACACCCACGTAATATAGCCGCCTAATAGGAATTGATATGAGTTTAGTTTGGCCCAATAAAGACCCTGATGAACTGCTAGACTACAGTGTAGATTGGACTAAGGTTACAGAGGGTATGACTATCTCTGGTGTAGTCTGGTCTATAAGGTCTACTAACTATCCTACAGAGACAACACTTGCAGCAGGGAGAGATTTAACCTTTGCTAGTGGTGGTGTAGAAATAGACAACATACAGAATATCTCTCAGGCTATCTCAGGTAAGTCAGCTATTATATATATCGCTGGTGGAGTGGGCAGAAGAGATTACACCTTTGTCTGCACTATTAACACAAGCCAAGGCACGGTACTTCAGAGAAGTGTAATATTGCGTTGTAGGAGCGTGTAATGCCAACTTGGACTAGGCACCTTTATGAGCATGATTACTTAGCTATAGCTAAGGGTGAATCTAATGGTTACTCTGCTGTTCACAAGTTTGGTGCTAATTTTGACTTAGACGCTGGGACTGTTCCAGAGACAATCTGGACTAATGGAGGACTATACCCTTGGTCTGCATTAGACAATCCTGAGATCATACATGTAAAGTCAGCAGACAACAACGACACAAGCCAGTTGGAGATTATAGGTCTTGACGAAGACTGGAATGAAGCATCTGAGATAGTTGTTATGTTAGGTACTACACCAGTTGCAACCACCAGCACGTTTAGGCGTGTCTACCGTATGATATATAACCACACGGGTTCAAATGAAGGTGTTATCACGGCTCATGCTGGTTCTTCTGGTGGGACTGTTGTTGCTAACATTGACGTAGATTACTCCCAGACCTTAATGTGTGTCTACACAGTTCCCGTAGGCTACACTGCTTACCTTGTTAGTTTAGGTCTTGCTGTACAGAAGAATAAAGACGCTCAAGTGAGACTTTACTCTAGGGAACAAGGGGAAAGTTTTAAGATTAAACACATGGCTGAGGTGTATGAGTCGCAATACAACTATATGTTTCCTGTCCCCCTTAAGTTTTTAGAGAAGTCGGACTTAGACCTTAGATCGGCGGACGTAGAGACTAACAACACCCGTGTTACAGCCAACTTTGATTTAATCTTAATTAAGAATGACCCAACAGGGAATGTATAATGAACATTAACAAAGGCCAGTTAGCTAACGATGTATTTTCCACTGAGGCTGAAGCCAGAGTGAGGAGTATGGACTTAGGCATGAACGGTAGCACACATGCCCACCCTGATGCACAAGGACAGGCCCATTATATGCCCGGTGAGAGCCATGAGGCTTATATGGCATACTACGACAAGGAAACTGAAGAGGCACCCTCACAGGACCGCTTAGAGGCTCTCAGAGTAGTTATCCAAGAGATTATGAAGGAAGACTTCGCTAAGGCTGAGTATCAGGGCGAGAAAGTCACCTTAAACAAACCTCGTCGTATTAAAGGCGGCAATAAGAAGTTTGAAGTGTTCGTACAAAGCGGAGGAAAGATCAAGCGTGTGGCTTTCGGAGACCCCAACATGGAGATACGTAGGGATGACCCAAAAGCTAGGGCCAACTTCCGTTCAAGACATTCGTGCGACACAAAGAAGGACAAAACAACGGCAGGATACTGGTCCTGTAGAATGTGGGAGGGAGGAACCTCAGTGTCAGAACTTACAAAAACAAACATTGAAGGACAGATACTCAAAGCCGACGAAGAACAGCGTCTCGTTTATGGTTGGGCATCAGTCGTTACCGAAAAAGGCGAACCTGTTATTGATCGCCAAGGAGATATTATTGAACCAGACACACTTGTTAAAGCCGTGAACAACTTCATGGAACATATACGTGTCGGTAAAGAAATGCACAAAGGGGATCAGATTGGGGCGGTTATCCACTCAATGCCTATCACTAAAGAGATTGGTGAATCCCTTGGCATCCAGAGTGACCGAGAAGGTTGGATTGTAGCGTTTAAAGTCTACAATGATGACGTTTGGGCTAGGGTCAAATCTGGTGAACTTGCGGCCTTCTCAATAGGTGGTCGTGCAACCAAGGAATCTTATGATGCCTAATTTACTTAAACAGCTTGAGTTAGAGGAACTGTCCTTGGTTGATCGTCCAGCTAACGCACAAGCAATGGTCTCTCTATATAAGCGGGACAACTCCGAGGGAGAAACTATGGAGAACGAAGTAGAAAAAATGTCTGATGACATGAAAGCAAAGCTGAAGCCTTATATGGACAAAGGTATGTCCGAGGATGAAGCCATGAAAATGTATAACATGGACATGAAAAAAGACGTACAGGGTCCAGCTACTGAAGTTGACACTCTGAAAGCTGACCTAGAGGCACTACAAGTTGAGGCAGACCGCCTTAGCAAAGCCCTAGAGGAAGCTGGTTACATCGTTAAGGCAGACGCCATTGAGAAAATGGTTGAGCCTGAGTTTGTGACTTACGGTGACGAACAAATCAACAAAGCTGACATCCCTGCGCCTATTCTTAAGGCTCTGGAAGAAGCAGAAGTTGCTAAAGCAGACGCTATCTTGGTTAAGAAAGCAGAAGCAGAACTTCCACACTTCGACCTTGAAGTAGCCAAAGCATTGGTTAGCAAGTTTGAAGCTGAAGAAACAGTAATGCAAGCACTCAAAGCTGCCGATAAGGTATTTGACGAAAGCATGACTGAACTGGGTAAATCTGATGCTGACGGTGAGTTTTCGACTGCCGCTGACAAACTTGACGCACTCGTAAAGTCCTATATGGACACCAACAAAATGAAAAAGAGCGAACATGCTTTGGCTTATGCTGCTATAGCTAAGACCGATGAAGGCAAGGCTCTAATCACTAAATCCTATAAAGGGGAATAAACATGGCTGTTATGCAATCACGGGATACCCGTACTGTAATCGCAGGGGCAGACCTTTCTGCTGCTCAATTTACTTTCGTTAAACTAGATTCCGCTGCTGAAGCGGTTGCGGCTGGTAATGGCGAACAAGCCTTTGGTGTATGTCTCGTAGGCGCACTGGAAGATAACGCTGCAACTGTCGTAGTCACAGGTAAGACTATGGTTAAGTGTGGTGGTACTGTTACCGCTGGTGGTGCTGTTGGAATTGATGCTGCTGGTCTAGCTGTAGACGCCGCTTCTACCGACATCATCATGGGTTATGCAACTGAAGCTGGTGTTACTAGCCAGATCATTGCTATCGAACTCATCCAAGGCGGCAACGCTGCTGCTTAAGTTAGCATAGAATAAGGAATAACTATTATGCCACTATTGACTCCATCACAGGTGCATATCGACACCCCTCTGTCTAACTTGACACTGGCGTATGCACAATCACAAACCAACTTTGTCGCTGACAAGGTATTCCCAACAGTAGGTGTTGCTCGTCAGTCTGACAAGTACTACATCTATGACCGTGCCAACATGAACCGCACTGGTGACGTAAAGAAACTTGCGCCACGTACTGAGGTTAACCGTATCGGCATGACCATCTCCAACAGCAGCTACTTCGCTGATGTATACGGACTTGGAATGGACTTCGATGAGCAGACTATCGCTAACGAAGACGAAGTACTGAACATCCGTTCTGCTGGTGCTGAAACTCTGGCAATGCGCCTGATGATCCACCGCGAAGAGAACTTTGCTACAACATTCTTCAGCACTGGAGTTTGGGGTACTGAGGTCTCTGGTGCAGCTTCTGGTGCAGGTACTCCTGTCTTCTGGAACGATTACACCAACTCAACACCTATCACTGACGTAACTGATGCTCGTCGTGCAATGCAACTCAAGTCGGGCGGCTACAAGCCAAACACTATGGTTGTTGGTAAGGTAACACGGGACGAACTCATCAATCACCCAGACATTCTGGCACGTTTAAATGGTGGTTCTACCGTAACTAACCCAGCGTTGATTACAGACGCTAAGTTGGCTGAAATCTTTGAAGTAGAAAACTTCTTCGTCATGGAAGCTGTCAATAACACTGCTGTTGAGGGTGCTGCTGAAGCCAACGCCTTTATCGGTGGTAAACATGCTCTGTTGTGTCACACACCTTCAAGTGCTGGTCTTATGACCCCTGCTGCTGGTATGACATTCGCTTGGAACAATATTCCCGGTGCAAACAACTTGGGTATCACTGTTGAATCCTTCTCGGATGATGCACTGAAGCGTCAGCAAATCGCTGAACATATCCAAGTTAAAATGTCTTACGACATGAAAGTTGTTGGCGCAGACTTGGGCTACTTCTTTAAAGACATCGTACAATAAATGTACCTTGGTGGGGGGCTTAGGTGTCCCCTGCCTTACACTATATAGGATACCCCGACAATGCACCCTTCATACCTTGGCTGGCAGATAGACTGGCCTGTTTTCGTAAAGAGACCATTTACCTCAGACGGTAAACAGTGGGAAACTCAGGAACACTATAACTGGTTAAATCGTGGCATAGGATCAGATGCTGTAGCTAGTTTGTATGTTCAAGGCTTTATCCACCACAATAGAGAATTAGAAAAGCAAGCTAAAGTTGGAGATAGGCTAAGTGAACTAGCTGGCCCACAACTAGACAAGCTGATAGGACTTCTTAACGCAGAAGTAAAAGCTAACACTAACAGTAATACAGAGTACACCGAAAAGAAAGTTAAGCAGTCTAAGATAGATGCTAAACAACGCGCACTACTGAGAAGTTACCTTCGCAACAACAGATGGATCGAAGATAAGTTCTTTGAAATAAGAGACGGTATATTAGAAGGCTGATAGTAGCAATGCTACGCAGTGAAACAGGAGTAGACGATGGGGTGGACATATGACCCAACAAATCTTGGAACGGCAGATGCAGCCCAACGTCTTAACTCTGTTAGGCTCCTAGTAGGTGATACTGACACTGCTGACCAACAGCTACAAGATGAAGAAGTAACCTTTGGTTTAGGCCAGAACGGTAACTCTATTTATCATACTGCTAGTTGGTCAGCTAGGACTATTGCCTCTAAGTACTCAAGACAGGTAACAACAGCTTTAGACGGTGCTTTAAGTGCTGACTATTCTGACCTAGCTAAACAGTATATGTCACTGGCAGACACCTTAGAGTACCAAGCTAAGACTGCTGGTGGTAACATAGGCATCTACGCTGGTGGTATCTCTAAGACCTCTGTACAGGCTGTGAGAGAAAATACAGATCGTATAAAGCCTTCTTTTCGCAGAGACAGGTTTAAGAACCCACCAAGCTATAATGGTGAAGACTACAACTCATCGTATGACTAAGGTAGGTTAACATGTCGTTTAGACCATATGACTTGCTGAACTTAGTTAATAGGTTTGGTGAACCCCTTACACTTAATAAGGTGACTACCTCTGGCACGTATAATCCTGCCAATGGTACTGTCACTGGATCAGCGACTACTAACTACTCTTTTACTGGTTACTTCTACAACTATGATAATGGTATAGCTGGTAACATTGATGAGATACGCAGAGGTACTCGTAAGTGCCTTATTTCCGCTTCTAGTCTAGCTGTAGTGCCAGATGATGAGGATCAGATAACAGGCAATGGAGACACAGTTAATGTTCTTTCTGTTGTTACTATCTTCTCTAATGGTATTGCAATATGTTACATCTGTGATGTGAGGGAATAATGGCTAAACTTTCAGCGGCTACTCAAGCAACCTTTAGGTCTCTTGAAGATAAAGTGTTAAACATAGTTTACTCTGGGGTTAAAGATAAGGCAAAAGCTGTTGCAGACTATGCCGTAGCTATATCACCTGTTTACAGCGGAGCATACGTTGAATCCTTTTCTATAAAGAAACCGGGACAGGGGGGTGGCCGTAGAAAGTCCTCAGAGGCTAGAGGTGGAAAAGACAATGGTAAGTCTGACAACCCAGATATGCACAGGCAGACAGCTAAGTATAATCTTTATGATGACATAGAAAACCTTGGTGAAAAGGGTTTAAAGGGGTTTGTACTAAGAAATAGGGCCGAACATGCTAAAGATGTAGAGCATAAGCATGGCCCACCTTATAAAGTATTTGCGAGGGTAAGAAACAGGTTTGGCTAGTATTCATTCAGACATTAGAGCCGCTTTGGAAAGCAAGTTAGCTAACATAGCTAGTATACCCCCTATCGCTTTTGACAATGTACCCTATGACCCTACAACTGGTACTAGCTTCATTAAGTCTAGCTATATTCCTGTCACACGTGTACCTGCTGTAAGAGGCTTAAACCCTTCTCAGCGTTATGGTGGCATCTACTCAGTCACTGTGTACTGTCCAGAGGGTAATGGCCCAGCAACTGCTGATGGTATCGCTAACACTGTAATAGAGAACTTTGAAGCTGCCACAGACGTATCACTAAACAGCTTTAACGTATCAATAGACTACGCTGAACGACAGCAAGGTTTCTTAGATACACCTTGGTACTACATTCCGATTAATATCGGCTGGTACATATACAATTAATAGAGGCGTAAGCCTTGCTTACTAGGAGAATAACACATGCCTACCTTCGCACAAGGTTCACGATCTAGCCTAAGCTATGTCACTGAGTCCACATTCGGAACTACCCCTGTTGGTAACTTCCAGAACATCCCATTTACTTCACACGGTCTTAACTTAACTAAAGACTTGGTTGCTGGTACTGATATCCAAGCTGACCGTATGCCTCGCCATGAACGTCATGGTAACAAACAATCTGCTGGTGACATTGTAGTTGACCTTCGTAAGGGTGATTTTGACCCATTCCTTGAGTCAGTCATGCTTAACACTTTTGTAGACTCAGGCACTAACGACACCCTTGTAGTTGGCACAACACCTAAGTACTTCTCCATTGAGGACTACTCTGCTGACATTGATCAGGCTCGTTTGTTTACAGGCCAGACTGTTTCCACTATGGGTATCTCTATTGCTCCTAACCAGATGGTAACTACTACCTTTGGTATGGTTGGCAAGGGCATGACTATTGGAGCCACAGAGAAGACACAGGACGCAGCAAGCACTAATTCCCCTTTTGATGCCTACTCAGGTGACTTACAGATTGGTAACAATGTAGCTGGTCTTGCATCCTCTGCAATCATTACCTCCATTGACTTCAACGTATCTAACTCGTTTGCACCTACCTTTGTTGTTGGATCAGACGAAGCCCCAGCACTTGAGGTTGGTCGTGCAGAAATAACTGGTTCGTTCTCAGCCTACTTTGACGATGACTCCCTGATTAACCGTTTCCTTAACGAGACAGAATCAGCCATTCAAGTATCTGTCAACGACCCAACCGCTTCTAATGCTTACACCTTCCTCTTCCCGAGAGTTAAGATCAACTCTGCCGATGTAGGTGTAGATGGCCCAACAAGCCGTATCATTAGCCTAAGTTTTACATCCCTATTCGATACAGCAACTTCTACTAACTTGAAGATTACTCGTACTGATACCTAATCCCTAGCTAGGGCGGGGGGCATTGGTGTCGGGTCTGATGCTCCCCATTTTATATACTAACCCGACATAACCCTGACCCAAGGAACCTGACAATGGACTTAAAGAACTTAACACCTACCAGTGATACTGTAGACGTTACTATCGTACACCCTACAACATTGGAACCTCTGACTAACGATGACAAGACAGAGATGACCATTACTATGTATGCACCTCACTCTAAAGAGTACAAGAGTGTACTGCATCATCAAACTAACAAACGGCTTAAGCAAGCCCAAGGTAAAAAGAAGGTCGATATTACGGCTGAGAGTATTGAAGAGGCTACCCTAGAAGTGTTAGTCAAGGCAACTAAGTCTTGGAATATCACATACGATGGTAAGAAGCCTAAGTACTCTGCTGACACAGCCAGAGAAATTTACGAACAAGTGTTTTGGATCAAGGATCAGATTGAGGAGGCTGTAGCTGACTCACTGGATTTTACCAAGGGCTGATTGATGACCTAGTTGAGTTTGCTGAATTTAACTTCAAACTTAATCAGCGTGATGAATCTGGAACCACCGAGAGAGAACACTTGGAACAAGTACAAAGGCAGACAGGATTAGAACTTAAAGAATTGGATGGACCCGACTTCCCAACTCTTGTGGCTCATATCTGGTCTGCCTTTATTTCATTAAGCAACTCAAGAACTGGTGGCTTTAGTGGCCCTAACCCGATAACATACGAACAAATAAAAGCATGGAAAGAACTAACTGACACGCCTATGACAGCTTGGGAAGTAGAAGCGGTTAAGAGGCTTGACGGAGTTTATATGAGGGTAAATAATGGCTGATATAATTGACCTTAAATTCGTAACCGATACGACAGGTTTAGACAAGGCCGTTACAAAGTCAAGGTCTTTAGAAAAGCGTATAATTAAGCTGGCTAAAGAAGTTGCTACTGGCAGAATAACTTCTGATCAGTACACTAAGGCTGTTAAGAAATCAGCTTCAGAACTACAAAAACTTTCTGGCATGGGCATAAGGGCTAGGAAGTCTGTCTTTGATTATTCTGCGTCAGTGTATCAAGCTGCCACTGCTTCTAACAAGGCTGCTGCTAGTACAGACAACTACTCTGGGTCTTTAAACCAGCTAAGTACATCATCTATTGGTGCCACCTCAAGTCTTGGTATGTTGTCAAGACAGGCTCACCAAACTAAGAACAAGATGAACGCTAATGGTATGGCTATGCAACAGCTAGGCTATCAAGCTGGTGACTTCATCGTACAAGTTCAGTCAGGAGCTAATGCTTGGGTAGCCGCTGGTCAACAGCTTACTCAGCTTACTGGTGTACTTGGCATGATGAACCCTGCTTGGATTGGTATAGGTGCTGCACTTGGTATTGTTGTACCCCTTGTTACCGCTGTGGGTGCTGCTTTCTCAAGGTCTAAGAGTAGTGCTGATGATCTCACTAACAGCGTAGATGATCTAAAAGAGGCATACTCAAGTTTAAATGGCATACAAGATACACTGTCTGAAACTCTTCATGGCCCTTGGGCGGCGGCGGCAGAGGGTATAGATAATTACCTTCGAAAAGTCGAGCAAGTAAAGCTAAAACAAATAGAGGTTACAGGCGAAGGCACACTGACAAGGCAATCAACAACTCTTGAAAGGATAATGAGAGATTTTGGCGGCAAAGAAGCTACGGCAGGTGTGGTCTCTCAGATAGAAGAGTCTCAGAAAAGGCTATTAAATCAAGCTGTACAGTTAACGTCAACAGGTGGGCAAGGTTTGGGGGGTGAAGCACAATCAGCATTAGCCCAACTTGGCGTAGAGACAGAATCCGCAGTGGATGTGGTAGCAAAAGTAGAAAAGATAAACGAAGATATTAACTCTCTTGGAAAAGCTAAGTCACAATTTCTAGGGTTATTTGACGAACTTAAGAGTACAGAAGACCTTGTAATTAGAATTACAGACCTCAGGGAAGAGTACAACAAAGTTGGTGCCGATGGTGTAGTAGGCATGATTGATAAACTTATAGACGAGTGGGAACTACAAAAAGACATTGACGCTTATAGGAAAAAACTTGTTGAACAACAAAAAACCGAATCACAAAGGCAAGCAGACAGAGAGGCTCAGTGGCAAAAAGATTTAGCCGCCCAAGGTAAAAAAACTGCGGCAGAAAGAGCAGCCTATGAGAAAGAAATAAGGGATTTAGGCGCTAAGGGTGATGCAGCAATCCTTGAAAGCCAAGCCCAAGCTGAAATAGACCTCTTTAACGAAAACATGGCTTATGAGAAAGAGCAGAAACGCCTAGACGCTGCTGGTGACTTAGCTATTTTAAATAACCAATCTAATGCAGAGTTAGAGTTATTTCAAGCTAACGCTAAGTACGCGGCAGAGCAAGCTGCTTTAAGGCTTAAAGAACAAAAAGAGTTAAACAACGAAGTAGAAAAGCTGGCTGAAAGATTAGCTATACCCTTTGAAAGAGCATTAGGACTAATAAGACAGGCTAAGGCAGAAGCTACAGTAGGTCTTGATGCTTTTGGTGGCCCCGGTTCTTTTAAACACGGTGGTATTCAGACGTATAAACCTGAGTCCTCAAAAGGTGGCAAAGGCACAAAACCAACAACTATGGAAGGCCCAATCAAGGCTCTGGAAAGACAGATAGAGTTAAGTAAGGCTTTGTTTGGATTAGAGGGTGATGCACGTAGAGAACAAGAAGTCTATATGCAACTTAAGTTTCAGAACCAAGACGCTGACATTAAGGCTAAAGAAAGTCAACTAAGGTCTCTAGCTGCACTTGTAGCGGAAGAAGAGAGAAGAACTAAAGTCTTTGAAGAACAGAGAGAGGTACAGAAGGAAGTAGCAGACACTATAGCTAACAGTATGGGAGATGCACTTACATCTATAGTAGACGGTACTAAGTCAGTCTCTGATGCCTTTAAAGATATGGCTAGGTCTATTATTGCTGAGTTGTATCAAATTTATGTTGTAAAACAGATCACAGGTATGATTAGTGGTGGTATAGATAGCTTTATGGGCTTTAATGCTTCCGCTAGTGCCAACGGCAATGTGTTTAGCAATGGAAACTTAGTACCATATGCTGATGGTGGTGTCGTAGGTGGCCCCACTTACTTCCCTATGAATGATGGTCGTACAGGTCTAATGGGTGAGGCTGGCCCAGAAGCTATCATGCCTTTGAAAAGAGGTAAGAACGGTAAGCTAGGTGTACAGGCAGACGGTGGCTCTGGTGACGTTATCATTCATCAGAACTTTAACTTTACCGCTAATGGTGACGAGAGTGTTAAGAAGATTATAGCACAGCAAGCACCAGCTATCGCTAACATGACTAAGAAGCAAATACTAGATGATCGTCGTAGGGGTGGTCAGATGAAACAAGCGTTTGGGTAAGGAAACCTCATGGCACTAAAGACTGCACCAACTGATATAGGCTTTGCACAAATAACTCTTAGTGCTATGAACGCTGTTGCCACCTCTGAGTCTCCCTTTACTTATAAACAACAAATAGTGCAACACACAGGTCAAGCATGGAAAGCCTCAGTTACCATACCACCTGTACGTAGGGACTTAGGTGAGCCTTGGGTAGCCTTCTTGTTGTCGTTACAAGGTCCAGTTAATACCTTTCTCTTAGGTGATCCTAATTGTGTAGCCGCTAGAGGTACAGCAGAAGATGGTGACATAGTAGCAACGGGTACTGCTGGTGCTTCCTCTGTTACTTTAACTCTTAGTAATGGTGGAACACTTAAAGCTGGTGACTACATACAACTAGGTTCAGCAAGCACAGCTAGACTACATAAGGTCTTAGCAGATATTTCTACTACAGGATCAGTGGATATATGGCCTAATCTTAAAGCTACCTATTCTAGTGCTGCTGTAGTTGTAGACAACGCTAAGGGTGTCTTTAGGCTAACAAGTAACGTACAGGATTGGCAGATAGGTAACTCTAGTACTTATGGCATATCCTTTGAGGCTGTAGAGGTTATAACATAATGACTAGGACTATTCCCTCAGTAGTACTTAATGCCTTAGACGATGATGTTATCAACCCTTTCTTTGCTGTAGAACTACTCTTTGATAGCCCTAATGAGATACGCATGTGGACAGGTGTTGGAGACCTTATATATGAGGGTAACACTTGGACAGGTGCTGGTAACTTACTAGACATATCGTCTGTAGAAGAAGGTGCTAATCTTGCTGTAAGAGGGGCAACTATAACACTTAGTGGCATGACCTCTGGGGTAGTCTCTCTTGCCCTACAGGAGCCTTATCAGGGCAGAGTGTGTAACATTTACTTCGGTGTTACTTCAGACACTACAGCCTTAACTCAGACGTTCTCTGGTTACATGGATCAGATGAACATACAGGAGAGCCCCGATACAGCGACTATAGAACTAACTGTAGAGAATAAACTAATAGACCTAGAGAGACCTCGTATTGCTAGATATACTTCTGCGTATCAAAAGTCGGTTTATCCCGGTGATCTTGGGATGGACTTTATCGAAGACCTACAAGATAAAGAAATCGTTTGGGGAAGAAGTCCTGATAAAGCTAGAACGCAATAAGGAAATAACTAATGGGTATTAGCTTTAAAAGTATTTTGAAGGGTGCTGTAAGGGTTGCAATCCATGCAGCTATTACTATTGGTGTAACTGTTGTTTTTGGCCCTGCCGCAGGTACAGCTTACGCATACTCAGCACTATCCTACGAGACCTCTAGAGCGTTAAGACCCAGTTTAGGTGGTAGGGGTGGTACTGAACGTAAGAGAGGCTATGAAGTAACACAAAGGGGCTCTATCATATCCCATCAGATCATCTATGGTAAGATGAAAGTTGCGGGTGCTAGAATATTTGATGGGACTACAGGTACAGATAACGTAGACCTACACAGGGTTGTTGCCTTTGCTGGACATGAGATAGAATCTTTTGAGCAGATATACATTAACGATGAAGTAGCAACTATAGACGGTAGTGGTACTGTAACCTCTCCTAGTCGTTATCAAGGCAAGATTAAGATTTATAAACACTTGGGAGCAACAGATCAAGCTGCCGATAGTAACTTAGTTAGTGCTGTATCTGGTTGGACAGCTAATCACAGACTTCGTGGCATTGCTTATTTGTACTGTAAGTTTACTTTTGACGTAGATGCCTTCCCTAATAACGTCCCTGAGATTACCGCTGTCATTAAAGGTAAGAAGTTATACGACCCAAGAAATCCCTCTGCTGCTAATGCTTGGTATGATAACCCTGCCCTGTGCGCAAGAGACTATCTAACATCTACAGGCTATGGCTTAGGGGAAGCTGCTGCTAACATAAATGATACTTCATTCAGCGCCGCTGCTACTGTATGTGATGATACTAGCACAGACGCTGGTACAACACGATACACAACTAATGGTGCCTTCACCACAGCAATAGAACCACAGGAACTTATAGCTGACCTTATGACCTCTATGGGCGGTATTATCTGGTATACTCAGGGCTATTGGAACGTAAAGGCTGCTAAATGGACTGCCCCTGTAACAGATGTTAACGGGGAAACCATAGTACTTAATGAAGATGATCTTAGGTCAGGCATTAGCTTGTCAACTAGACACTCTCGCCGTGATAACTTTAACAGTGTCAAGGGTACGTTTAAAGGTGAAGAGAGCAACTGGGTAGTAACAGATTTTCCACCTGTGACTAATTTAACCCTTGCTACCGCACTTGTTGATGGTGGTTCATATTCTATTACTGAAGTTGGAACTACAGACTTTACCCTTGTTGGGGCTACTTCTAACACAGTCGGCGTAGTTTTCACAGCGGATTTAGAGGATGGCCCAGCTACAGGCACTGGTAAAACAAACGCTTACCTTGGGGTTGATAATGGGCAAGAGTCTTCTATAGACTATGATTTTCCTTGGACTGACAATTCCATAGAAGCCAGAAGAACAGCTAGGATTGTCTTAGAGCGTAACAGACAACAGTTATCCTTTACAGCATCCTACGGTCTTAGGGCTTTCCAATTACAGACAGGTGACAATGTAAGGGTCACTAACACTAGACTTGGTTGGACTAACAAAGAGTTTGAGGTTGCCTCTTGGACATTTGGGCTACGAAATGAGTACGACCTACAAGTAGAAATGACACTCAAGGAAATATCTGAAAGTGTCTTTGATGAAGTTGACGATGGTATAGTCTACGAAAGAGATAATACTACTTTGTTGTCAGCCTTTGAGGTGCCTAACCTTGGCATAAACATCAGTACTGAACTCAGGAGAGTTAAAGGTAAGACCCTTGGTGTTCTGCTGATTGATGTAAACAATACAAGCAACATTATGGACACAGCAGAGGTTCAGTTTAGAAAGACAGGTGCTACTAACTATACTTCCCTTTCAACTATGGGTGCCTTTGTTGGTACAGACAGAGCTGAAGTTGTTGGTGTAGAAGATGCCTTCTATGACATAAGGGCTAGGGCTACTAACTCCCTTGGAGTACATGGTGAATACAACACTATAAGCAACTACTTTGTAGAAACAATAACTGCACCACCAGCAGATGTAACTAACTTCGATGGTAACGTAGTTGGAAGTAATCTGTTCTTAAGTTGGACACCAGTACCTGACCTAGACTTAGCACATTACATCATCAGGTATTCTCACATAACTAGCGGGGCAGTCTACTCAGAAGCTGAGAACATATCACAAGTACCTGTAGGCAGTAGTACCCTTGCTTTACAAAATGCTGGTTTAGGTACATACTTTATTAAGGCTGTAGATGATACCACAAGTGGGTCTAACTCCTCTGTAAACCCCGCTGTGTTTGTCGTTACCTCTATAGGTATTGGAGACCTTAATGTTGTAGCTACACTAACAGAGAACCCATCTTTTGCTGGTGTTAAGTCTGGGGTATCTATTAATAGCGACGGCTACCTAGAACTAGCAGAAGGTTTTAAGTTTGATGATGCTACAGGGTTATTTGATGATAGAGGTCAAGACACAGACCCTGTAGGACTCTTTGATGACTTCACTGGTTACGAGTCTTCTGGAATATACTACTTTAGTAATGACCTTGACTTAGGTCAAAAGTACACAAGCAGGTTAACCTTCTCATTTACAAGCACAAGGTTTGACAGAACAGATAATTTTGACAGTGCTACAGGTAACTTTGATGATAGGGGTGACGGTGTTGCCCTGTTTGATGGTGACCCTACCGCCTTTAGTGACACCTCTGTTTCCCTTCAGCTAAGGCATACAGACGATGATCCTACAGGTACGCCTACTTGGTCTGATTGGCAAGCATTTTCTGTATCTGACATAACAGCCAGGGCCTTTGAGTTTAGGCTAGTGTTATCCTCCACAGACACTAATGTTACTCCTGTCGTAAGTGCTTTGTCGACAACAGTAGATATGCAGGATAGGACTACCTCTGGCAGTGATATAACCTTTACAGGAACAACTACTATCACCTTTGATGATGCCTTTGTAGTTACACCAGCTATAGGTCTATCCCTAGCTAACTTAACTGATGGTGACAGATATACAATAACAAACAAGACCCGAACTGGGTTTACTATTAACACTTTTACTGGGGGATCAGCAAGCACCAACGCAGTTACCCTAGACTATGTAGCTAAGGGCTACGGAAAGGAACTAACATAATGTCGCAATATGCTTTTAGTGGCAATACTATCATAAACCAAAGTTTTCCTAATACTAGGACAGCTTTAAACGCTGCGTATGCGGCCTTAGCTTCTAACTCTAGTGGAGACAACGACCCTACTTCAGTAGCTGGTGGTAGCCTAGCCACAGTACAGCATCAGTGGTGGTACGACAGTACTAACAACAAACTAATGCTTAGAAATGACGCTAACAATGCTTGGGTAGAAATAGCAACAATAGATGAAACTTCTGGTAATGTGTTGTCTATTACTACTCAGGGGTTGACTATTGGTGCTACCGCACTAACCGCTACAGGTACAGAAATTAACCAGCTTAGTACTATTACGAGGGGTTCTATACTTTATGGGAATGCTTCTGGTGCAACTGCAAGACTAGCTAAGGGCGGTGCCGGAACGGTTCTTACCTCAGATGGCACAGACATTAGTTGGGCTGCTGCTAGCGGTGGAGGTGGTGGTAGTTTAGTTTTTATAGCTAGCACAGGTGCTATATCTAATGCAGGAAGTGTACAATTTAGGGCTCAAGATGGGCACTTTGATGATACTAAATACGACCACTATCAGTTCTGGTTTCAAAACGTTATTCCTGCGACTGATGCTGTTTACTTATTAGCACAGACGAGCACTAACGATGGTGGTGCTTACGCAACTACGA